GACAATGGCGAAGGTTCTTCACCAGTTGCTAAAGATGGCGGCGCAGACGAAAGTGACGCGGCACCAGTTGGACAAAACGATGGTAATACATCTGGCGGTTCAGCATCAGCAGAAGATATGAAAACAGGTAATGTAAACACAGTTGGCAACAAGAAAGCGCCAGCGCCGAAAAAAGCCTAAGTAATATAATTCTTTTTAGGAGAAACCAATGACAGTTCTTATTGAAAAATATACACATAATCAAGCAAACGTTAAGTCACGTATTGTTGAGAACGAGTCAGGTGAAAAGAATATGTTTATGGAAGGTATTTTTGTACAAGGTAATGTCAAAAATGCTAATCAAAGAATGTATCCTGTGAGCGAAATATCTAAAGCAGTGGAATCAGTCCAACAAAGAATTAAGGAAGGATTTCCAGTTTTAGGCGAATGCGACCATCCACCTGAATTAACAGTCAACGTTGACCGTGTTTCACATATTATTGAAAATATGTGGATGGACGGTGCAGACGGATTTGGAAAACTAAAGATTGTTCCTACGCCAATGGGTAACATTATCAGAACATTAATCGAATCAGGTGCCACTTTAGGTGTCTCGTCTCGTGGTTCTGGTGAAGTTGACAGCAGTGGCAAAGTGAGTAATTATGAAATTATCACGGTTGATATTGTGGCACAGCCAAGTGCCCCGGATGCATATCCAAAAGCAATATACGAAGGATTAATGAACATGCGTGGCGGTTACCAAACTTGGCAACTAGCACAAGGTGTTCAAAACGACAAGACAGCACAGAAGTACTTGTCAAAAGAAATAGTTAAGTTCATAAGAGAACTTAAACTTTAATAGAAGAAGGAGAACCAACAATGGCACAAAATGAAATCCTTGCTGGCCTTCTTGAGTCTGATGTTTTGAGTGAAGAAGTTTCTACTCAAATTTCAGAGGCTTGGGAAGCACAAATAAATGAAGCAAGAGAGGAGATAACAGCCGAGTTGCGTGAAGAGTTTGCACAGAAGTTTGAACACGACAAATCAGTGATTGTTGAAGCAATGGATAACATGCTTTCAACTGCAATCAAAACTGAAATGGATGAGTTTAAAACAGACCGTGAGGCACTAATCGCAGAGCGTGTTGCGTATAAGAAAGCAATTTCTGAACATGCATCACTCCTTGAAAAATTCATTACTTCTCAATTAGCAAATGAAGTTAAAGAACTTAGAGCCGACCGCACGAAAGTTAACGAACATTTAGATAGAACTAAAGAATTCGTTGTTAAACAACTTTCACGTGAATTGGCAGAGTTCCACGATGATAAGCGTGATTTAGTGGAAACTAAAGTACGCATGGTAGCAGAAGGTAAAGAGATTCTTAATAAGACTAAGGATTCATTTATCAAGCGTTCAGCAGAATTAGTCGAAAAGACAATTAATAATGCTTTGCGTTCTGAATTGGCTGTTCTTAAAGAGGACATCCAAGCGGCTAAAGAAAACGAGTTTGGCCGTAAGATTTTTGAAACATTCGCTGGCGAATTTATGACCTCACAACTAAGTGAAGGTACTGAAGTTGCTAAGATTACTAAAAAATTAGAAGAATCTGCATCCGAGATTGCTAAATTGGAAGCAACAATTACTGAAAAAGAAGAAGCCATTTCAAGCGCCGAAACTGCAAAGAAAGTTTTAGAAGACAGAATGGACCGACAAAAGGTCATGGAAAGTCTTTTATCGCCTCTAGGCAAAGAAAAGCGTACAGTTATGGTTGATTTACTTGAAACAGTAAAAACAACTAATTTAAAATCTGCATTTAAGAAATACTTACCTGCAGTTTTGAATGAGACCGTCTCAACAGAGGCAAAACAATCGTTAAATGAAGGCAAAGTAACAGAACACACTGGCGATAGAGTTGAAGAAGTAGTAACTTCAGAAGCAACATCACAGGGTAGCGATGCCAATATAATCCAGTTAAAGAAATTGGCTGGACTTAAATAATAACCAGAAACAGGAGAGAAAGATGGAAAATCTTTTCGAAGGAAATAATTGGGACACTACACGTGAAACACTTTTAGATGGTCTAGAAGGTAACAAACGTGACGTAATGTCCTCAGTTTTAGAAAACACAAAACAAGCACTTACAGAAAGTGCGGCAGCGGGTGCAACACAGGCTGGTAATATTGCTACTTTGAACAAAGTTATTTTACCAATCATTAGACGTGTTATGCCAACTGTTATTGCAAACGAAATCATCGGCGTACAGCCAATGACTGGTCCAGTTGGACAAATTCACTCACTAAGAGTACGTTATGCAGAAGCAGCCGGTGGCGCTACAGCAGGTGCTGAAGCACTTTCACCGTTTGATATTGCTAACAACTACTCAGGCGACGGTTCTGCGGCTCCAGCCCCAACTTCGTCATTAGAAGGTGAAGCAGGCCACAAAATGTCAATTCAAGTTCTTAAGCAAACAGTTGAAGCGAAAACTCGTAAACTATCTGCTCGTTGGACATTTGAAGCGGCACAAGATGCCAATTCAATGCACGGCTTAGATGTTGAAGCAGAAATCATGGCAGCACTTGCTATGGAAATCACTGCTGAAATCGACCAAGAAATTTTAGGTTCACTAAAATCATTGGCTACATCAGCGGCTACAGATTTCGACCAAACTGCTATTGGCGCCCGTCACACTACAACTTTTGTTGGTGACGAGCATGCGGCACTTGCAACATTAATGAACAGAGAAGCAAACCTAATTGCACAGCGTACTCGTAGAGGCGCGGCAAACTGGGCAGTAGTTTCTCCAACAGCATTAACATTGCTACAGTCTGCAACTACATCAGCATTTGCTAGAACTACTGAAGGTACTTTTGAAGCACCAACAAACACTAAGTTTGTAGGTACTTTGAACGGCTCAATGCGTATCTATGTAAACACATACGCTACAGACGACACAGTTCTTTTAGGTTATAAAGGTCAAGGCGAAATTGACGCGGCTGCGTTCTATTGCCCATACGTTCCATTAATGTCATCAGGCGTTGTGGTTGACCCAAGTTCATTCGAACCAGTAGTATCATTCATGACTCGTTACGGGTATGTTGAATTGAACAACACTGCATCATCACTTGGTAATGCGGCTGACTACGTTTCAAAAATTGCAATGAGCAACGTTTCATTCACATAATATTTTATTATATTAATAATGAATAGAAAAAGCCACCTTCGGGTGGCTTTTTTAATGCCTGATTCCAAACCTATAAGATAAATACATATAATAATGATGTACTAGTATTTTTTTGGAATAAAGCATGGCAGAACAAATCAAATTTGGTGATAGACTATATCTAAAAGGACAAGAATTGATTTTGGATAATGGTTCTAATAATGCCGTTATAAAATCAATTGATGGAACTTTAAAGGTTGACGATAATCTTGTTGTAACTGGTGACTTAACAGTCAATGGAACAGCAACTACTGTTAATTCTACAACTCTAACTGTTGATGATAAGAATATAGAACTTGGTTCGGTAACTACTCCCACAGATGCAACCGCAAATGGTGGTGGTATTACTCTTAAAGGCGCTACTGATAAAACAATTTTGTTTGTAGACTCAACAGACACTTGGGATTTTAGTGAAAAAGTTAAATCTGTGAATGGCTTTGAAGGCAATCTAACAGGTAACGTAACTGGTAATGTAACAGGTAACGTAACTGGCGATATGACTTCGACCGGTATTTCTACATTTGCACAAATTGATGTTAATGGTGGTTTCTTAGATACTGTTGTAATTGGTGATACGGATCCTGGTCCAGCAACATTTTCTGTAATTGCTGGCGATGGCGCTAACATTACTAACGTTCTTACAAATTATACAACAGATACATTAACTGAAGGTTCTTCTAATCTATATTTTACAGATGCAAGAATTGACACACACTTAAACCAAAGCAATCCAAATAGTGGTTACGTTCTATCATGGAACGGCACAGATTATGTTTGGGCTCCACCTAGTATAAATTTTGATAAACAATTTAGTTCACTACTTAATACACCCACTACATTGGCGGGATATGGAATTACAGATGCGGCTACATCGACACAGGGTGCATTAGCAGATAGCGCCTTACAAAGTGAAACTATTAGTTTAGCAACACTAAAGGCTGAAGTTGCGGCTAGCACAGACTTTGCAGACTTTAAATCACGTATAGCGGCATTATAAGGAATAAAAATGGCAGAACAAATTAAATTCGGCGATAGACTTTATCTAAAAGGTGAAGAATTAGTTTTAGATAACGGTTCTGGTTCTGGAGTTATTAAAGCCACTAGTGGCACTGTTGAAATTAAGGGTAATCTAGTAGTAACTGGAGACACTACTACAGTTAACTCAATTCAAACTAGTTTTGCTGACCCGAAACTTTTAATTAATGGCGACTTGACTGGTGCTCCATCTGAAGATGTTGGTATAGAAATTGAACGTGGTACTTCAGACAACAAATTCTTATTATGGAACGAAACGACAGACAAATGGTCAGTTGGTGCTGAGACATTTGTTGCAGGAATATTCGAAGGCAATTTAACAGGTAACGTAACGGGTGATATAACATCATCTGGTTCTACATTCTCAAATATAGATATTAATGGTGGCGCAATTGATGGAACAATTATTGGCGCAAACACACCAGCGGCTGGCACATTCTCAACTGTAAATGCGACAACTATAACTGGTGCGTTAGTAGGCAATGTAACAGGTACAGTTTCTAGTATTGCTAATCATACTACAAGTGATTTGACTGAAGGAACAAACTTATATTATACTGATGCAAGAGTTGATGCAAGATATGCCACATTACAAGCAGATAGTAATTTCATAGAAACATTAGATGGACAAAACGGTGCGTATTACTTAGATTATAATAACTTAACAAACGTGCCAACAGTTATTGGCAGTATTGATGATTTAAGTGATGTTGATACAACAACAAATGCGCCTACGACTGGACAAACTATCATATGGAATGGTACTAACTTTGTTCCTGGTAATAATTTTAGTCAATCAGATTTTGATTCAGCATTCACTGCCAAAGACACAGATGACCTAAGTGAAGGTACAACAAATTTATATCATACAACAGCAAGAGCAAGAGCATCTATTAGTGCTACGGGTAGTTTAAGTTATGATAGTGGCACAGGTGTTGTTTCATATACACAGGGCAATACAGATACTGTAGCAGAAGGTTCAACTAATCTTTACTATACGGATGCAAGAGCGGATGCAAGGGCACAGTTAAAGATTGATGCTTTAGTTGACTCTTCGCCAGGAACATTAGATACATTAAATGAATTAGCGGCCGCCTTAGGCGATGACGCAAATTTTGCCACTACGATGACAACTTCATTAGCAGGCAAAGAACCAACTATAACTGCTGGTACAACATCTCAATATTATAGAGGTGATAAATCATTTCAAACATTAGACACACTTGCAGTTGCAGAAAATACAAATCTATATTATACAGATACAAGAGCAAGAGCGGCTATTAGTGCGACAGGTAGTTTAAGTTATAACTCATCAACTGGTGTCATATCTTTCACACAAGGTAATACAGATACAGTTGCAGAAGGCTCATCAAATTTATATTACACAGATGCTAGAGCAGATGCACGGGCACAATTAAAGATTGATGCATTAGTAGATTCAGCACCTGGAACATTAGATACATTAAATGAATTAGCCGCGGCACTTGGAGATGATGCTAACTTTAGTACAACGATAACAAACTCTATTGCTACTAAACTGGCAATAGCAGATTTTAATTCTACATTTGACACAAGACTTGGTACAAAAACAACATCCGATTTGACAGAAGGTACAAATTTATATTACACAGATGCTAGAGCAAGAGCCTCTATTAGTGCAACTGGTTCTTTAAGTTACAACAGTACTTCGGGTGTTATATCATTTACACAAGGCAATACTGATACAGTAGCAGAGGGTTCATCAAATCTTTACTTTACAGATGCAAGGGCACAAGCAGTATCTATAAACAATATTGTAGAAGATACCTCACCACAATTGGGTGGCACTTTAGACCTAAACACATTTGACTTAACTACACTTGATGACACAGTTACATTGACAACAAATGCAACTCCATCAATTGTCACAGGAACAGTCGGCGCATCAACAGAAACACTATTGTCAAACACAACAGTTACAATAAATGATGATGGTGATTATGCAAACTCTGTAAGTAGTTTTGTAACACTTACAAGTACACAGATAGATACTCTAGGCTTCAAAGGTGATTCATCCTTAACATATTTCGGTTCAGCCGCTTCCTCAAGTAATTTTGTTTTCAGAGATACTGGAGATAGTATTGAACAGAATAGTATGGTTGTTGTTTATTCACCGCCAACAGATACATATACATTTACATTAGCATCACAACATGCAGATAACGATTCTGGTACTCCTGGAAATCAAAACCAATTAAATATTTCTGCGGCAGATACGGATATAAAATTCAAGCAATATGCTTATGGTGAAATGACAGTATCGTCATCGACAGCACTTTCTAATTCCAATATTCAATTGAGAGATGAAGACGGATTTTATATTGATAAAGCACATGTTGATGTCACAAATACA